TGGTGCGCGGGCTTGAAGATGCATGGCAACAGGTCATCCGCCCTACCCTGGCGGATTTGCAGGGCGACGCGTTCTTTTTCTCCACCCCCAAAGGCATCAATTATTTTTGGCAATTATATCAAGACGCTGAGGACAAGCCCGATTGGGCATCCTGGCAGATGTCATCGCATTGCAATCCCCATCTCCCCCCCGCAGAGATAGACGCTATGAAAGAAGAGCTTCCGGAACGCGTGTATGAGCAAGAAGTACTTGCGCGTGCTTTGGAAGATGGAGCATTCTTTGCAGGCGTCCAGTCCTGCGTCTATTATGATTTGTCTGAACACGCCGCACCATACGTTGCTGGCATAGACATCGGCAGAACCGACGACTACACCGTGGTCGTGGTGATGGATGCAACGCGAAAAATAGTGGTGGATATCGAACGCTTCACCGGCATTGGCTTTGCGGCTCAGGCAGAGCGCATCAAAGACATATATGCCGAGTGGAACCCAGAGGTTGTGATGGTAGAAATCAACTCATTCGGCCGCGCCCTTTACGAGATGCTTGCGCACGCCATCCCGGTACAACCTTTCTCCACCACGAACCAGAGCAAGCAGCATATTATAGATATGCTGGCGATTGCGCTTGAGAAGCAAACCATCGCCATCCCGGACGACAAAACGCTTATCAACGAGTTGACGAGATACACGCAGGAGCAGCTTCCTGGCGGGTTGGTTCGGTTCGGCGCACCATCGGGCCAACACGATGACATGGTGATGGCTCTGGCATTGGCTAATGCGGTGGCGGGGAACTACGAATGATAAAGTTTGTGGAGAGGAATAACGGGAAAATCAAAGCGACCCCACTGTCGTCTGTCGGAGGATGGTCGGAGTTGCTTGGCGAGCGGGATACCGCATCGCTGTCACCAGTCGAGGCGTACAACAACGTCGCGACGGTTTTTCGCTGCGTGGAAATCCGTTCCGGCGCGGTCGCTTCAATGCCACTCGATTTGTACAAACGCGGGAGACTTCTGAACCGAGAGGGCAAGGAATTCCTGGCGTGGCAGGACGTGCTGCGCAATATACTCGTGGAGATTGAAGAAAATTTGTGTCTGTTTGGACGGGCATACATCCACACGCCACGCAACGGCGTCGGGTTCTCATCACCAGGCGATTTTTACATCCCCCTCCCTCACACCATCAGTATCCAGTACGCTGCTGATGGAACTATTGCATACTTTGTGCGGAGTGGGCGTGCAACGATGGTGCAAGAAATCCCGCGTGAAGAAATGACATGGATGTGGTACCCGTCGAAAACCTACGAAAACCACCCAGGTGGGGGGCCGCTTCATCGCGTGCTTGGTGAAGCTTCCACAATGCAAAACATCGCGTTGTTCAGCCAGCAATATTTCAAAAATGGGGCTATATCGCCAACGTTGTTTTTCTTCGGCGATGGTTCGGCTTCCGTCCCCTATCGAGTAACTGACAGCGAACTATCCAGTTTTCAGGCCCTCATGAGGCGTGTTATGGGGGGCATAAAAAACGCTTTTAAAATCTTCGCGTTCAGGGGCAATGTTTCGATGCATACAATCGGGGCAAAGCTGGCGGAGAGCGGGTCTGATAAGGAATATCCTCGCTCCACCACAGAGATTGTCCGCGCGTTCGGAGTGCCAAAGTCACTTGTGGACAGCGAAACCGCCACATATGCGCATGCGTCTGCGGATATTTTTAATCTGTATGACCAGACCGTGCTCCCTCATATGCAGGCGCGTATACTCGGCCCACTCAATGATTGGCTTGCCCTGAGCGGACTGCGGGCAGAAACACGCGAGGATATGCTTGAGTGTTACCAGCAGTACGAGTTGCAGAAGGCGCAGGCGGTGTCATCACTCGTTGGCGGGCCGGTATGGACTGTCAATGAGGGGCGGGCTTACCTGGGCAACGAACCACTGCCAGGTGGTGATACGATTGGCAGCGGCGCGGGTGATAGCGGTGTCGAGGCGGCGCGTGCGTGGAAGGCCGCGCACGACGCGATGTGGAGCGATTATCCGTGATGACAGAGCGCGAACGCCAGATTTATAATGCGCTGTTGCGGGTCTTTGCTCCGTATGTCACGAGCGTATCGCAGTCCATTTTCAGCAATGGCACGTTCGACATTGCCGACCTCCCGCAAGCCATGCAGCGTGTCCTGGTGCGCGAGCTTGAAGCAGCGTATATCAACAACGCAGACGAAATGGTGCTGCGTGATGACCTGCCTGGCGTGGACATAGACGAGATTGGCACAAGCGCAGGAGAGTGGGCCAACCAGCACAGCAGTGAGCTTGTGGTCGGCATCACGGATAGCGTTCGCAAGCGTTTGCGCTCAATCACGCAGTCATTTCTCGACACGCCGGGAATGACACGAAGAGAACTGGAAGAGCGCATACGCACAGTCGGGTTGTCAGAAACGCGAGCGGAGGCAATAGCAATCACAGAAGTGACGCGAGCCGCATCCGCAGCGACAAATGGATTACAAGACCACTACCGCGAGCGATACAATCTCTCGTATTTGCGCATTTGGCAGACCAATGAAGACGACCGTGTCTGCCCTATCTGCGGCCCTCTTGACGGCAAATCTGAGCAGTATTGGCGAACCCGCTTCCCGCAGGGACCGCCTGCGCATCCACGCTGTAGATGCGCGACGGCATTGAGGTTGAAGCGATGAAAATATACATCAACACCAAAGAATATGATGAGATGAAAGAAGCCCTGACTGGCGGTTCGTGGCTGCGGCAATTCACGTTGATGATTGCCACCAGGATGCACGAGCTTCTCTCCAAGTATCCGCCAGCGACATCGGCAAATCGCCCGAAGCGCGGTGAAACGCACTACGAACGTGGGTTGGGTAGTGTGTATACGCGAGTCGGCGGTGGGAGGTCTGTTCGCAAGACATCAGAAATGCTCGGAAGGCGGTGGGATATATTGCCTGGTGCGCGGGGGACGACGCGATTGCGCAACAACGCCAGCTATGCAGGCTATGTCCACGACGCTCGGTACCAGGCATGGGTTCACGGCGACCGCGGGTGGCGGACAGACGAAGAGGTTATCCGCCAGATGGAGGACGATGGGACGTTCGAGGACTTTGCTGAGATTGTGATAATGAAGGATGTGCTATGAGCTATTGCGATATTGACGAAGTCAAGCGATACCTCGGTATCACCGAGGACAGTGACGATGCGCTGATAGAGCAGTCTATCCTGGCGGCTAAAACCGCCATAGACGCATATTGCGGTTTGGCATTTGACGTGTCTGATGACAGTACAAAGTACTTTTCCTCGCGGGATGACGGGATATGGGGAGCATATTTGCATCTGGGGCGCAACAGGCTTGCAGCAACACCGACATCCGTTTCCATCGCAGGAACGGATGTCACCAGCGATATTATCCCAATGCCAAACGAAAGACCAATCACGCAGCTTTATTTGATGAGCAACGCACCACAAACATGGCGTGACAGCGGTGACGACCCTGCTATCAGTATCTCAATCACCGGCAAGTGGGGATACAGCACGGTCGCCCCGACCGACATCAAACAGGCTGCTGTCATCTGGGCGGCTTTCCTCTACCAGCAGAAGGATGCGTTCATTGACGGGACGGTCGCGTCCTCGTCCGATGAGCGCAGGACGGTGATACCAGGCGTGCCACGTGGCGCAATCCACTTAGTGGCACCATACAAGCGGGGGTGGTGATGGCGAACATTGAGCAAATACGAGGAATATTGCAGGAGGGGCACCGTCAAATCACCGGCATAAAGACCGCGCCGGTGTATCCCCCGCGAAAAATCGAGACAGCGCAATTGCCTTGCGTGCTCTTGAGGACGGCGCAAGGAAAGTGGGGTCGCGACCAGACGGGGGACAATATGCAGGAGCGCACATTTATTGTGGAGGTGCTCCTGGAACCGCTCCCGCAGAACCTTTTCGCGGTCAATGAGCGGCTCATTGACCAGATTGTTCAGGCATTTGGAGACCATTACTACCAGATGCAAGATGTTACGTCAGGCACGTGGATACTCTACAACAGTCTGACGGATAGCGGCTGGCAGATACTCCGCTTTGGTACGGAGTATATTGGGGTTACATTTGATTTGACTATACGAATTGGAGGTTAAAAAAGATGGCACGAACAGAATTGACAGTCAGCAACAAGCCAGGCCCCTACGAGACTTCTGGCACGACACTGACAAAAAACACGGTGACAGACGGAACGGGGGATGATGGATATTACGCCGTGTTTAACGGCAATTTGATTATGGTCGTCGAAACC